GTGGGCTGGAGCTTGCGGCGTGTTCCATCCGATGCTCTCCGAATCCGTCGTGCGATTCCAGGCACAGACGATCCAAGAAATCATGCCAGCCAAGGGTCCGGTTAAAACACAGATTTGGGGTGTTCTGACCGATGACCGCGAGAAGCAAGCGCAGCGTGTTCAAAATTACATGAACTATCAGCTTATCGAAGTGATGACCGAATATCGGTCTGAAACCGAAAAGCTGCTGTTCAGTCTGCCGCTTGCCGGATCAGCGTTCCGCAAAATCTATTTTGATCCTTCGTTGGGCAGACCGACTTCGATGTTTGTTCCGGCAGAAGATTTCGTCGTGTCGTACAACGAATCCGAACTAGAGCAAGCAGAGCGTTATACCCATGTCATGAACCGAAGCACGAATCAGGTGAGAAAGCTTCAGGTGAGTGGGTTCTATCGTGATGTTGAATTGACGACATCGTATATCGAAGAAAATCCAATCACAAGCAAATTCAATGAGATCGGTGGCGTTAGCCCTTCGTGGGATAACAACGAACGGCATCAGCTTCTTGAAATGCATTGTGACATAGACATACCGGGATTTGAAGATCCCGATGGAGTGGCATTGCCTTATGTCATCACCATCGACAAAAGCAGTTCCACGGTTCTATCGATTTACAGGAACTGGGCGGAAGAAGATCCACACAGGATCAAGAAACAACATTTCGTTCATTACGGATATGTTCCCGGCATTGGATTCTATAATCTGGGACTGATCCACATGATCGGTGGCCTCGCCAAGTCGGCTACCAGCCTGCTTCGGCAGTTGGTCGATGCGGGCACTCTCTCAAATCTGCCTGGAGGGCTGAAGACCCGTGGACTCAGAATCAAAGGAGACGACACGCCGATCATGCCCGGAGAGTTCAGAGACGTTGATGTTCCGGGCGGCGTTATTAGAGACAATATCACTTTCCTTCCTTATAAAGAGCCTTCTTCGGTCCTTTATCAGTTATTGGGCAACATTGTGGAAGAAGGTCGGCGCTTTGCGTCCATGGCGGACCTTAAAGTAGCCGACATGAATCAGGAGGCACCTGTCGGTACGACACTTGCCATCCTTGAAAGAGCGATGAAAGTGCAGTCTGCTATCCAGGCTCGTATCCATGCGAGTCTCAAACAGGAATATAAAATCCTCGTTGGGATCATCCGCGACTATACGTCACCGGATTATCCTTATGAAACCGAAGAGGGAGAGGGGATCAAGGTTCAAGATTTCGATGACCGCATCGACGTTGTCCCCGTTTCGGACCCCAATGCTGCGACGATGGCTCAACGAATCATGCAATACCAAGCGGCCATGCAGTTGGCACAACAATCGCCCGGTTTGTATGACATGCCGCTCCTCCATCGCGAGATGATGGATTTGATCGGCATCCCGAACGCGGACAAGATCGTTCCGAAACCGGATGAAGCTCATCCCACGGACCCGGTCAGCGAGAACGAAGACATTCTCACGCTGAAGCCCGTCAAGGCGTTTGAGTACCAAGACCATGAAGCACACATGAGGGTGCATATGGTGCTCAAGAATGATCCGCAGATTAAGGAACAGATGAAGAACAACCAAATGGGCAGTGCGATTAATTCTGCTCTAGATGCCCATATCCGAGAACACTTGGCATTCATCTTCCGCGATCAAATCGAAGAAGAGCTTGGTGTTCCGCTTCCCCCGGCGAACCAGCCGTTGCCGAACGATGTCGAGAAGCGGCTTAGTACGTTGGTTGCCGACGCGGCTGACCAGATGTTGGGCAAGAAGAAGGCTAAGGCGAAAGCGGAGAAGGACGCGCAGACGCAAAAAGATCCTATCGTGCAGCAGCGTGAGAAGGAACTACAGATCAGACAACAGGATGTCCAGCGTCGAGCGCAAGCGGATCAAGCTAAATCGCAGTTGGAGCAGCAGAAGCTTGCGGCCACACAGCAAGCGGGTCAGGAGAAGAATCAGATTGAGCGCGAGAAGATCGCCTCCAAAGAACGTTCCGATGCCGCTGCGCTGGAACAAGAACGCCAGGAAATGTTACTTAAATCTCAGATTGATCAAGAACAGTTTGATGCTGAACAAGAGGTTGAAGGCGTTAAGGTTGGATTGGAACAAGAAAAGTTTAAGGCCGAACAGGAATCTGATGCCGTGAAACTCAGGTTGGAACAAGAAAGGTTTGACGCCGAACAAGAAGCTGAAGGCGTGAAGTTTGGCTTGCAGATGTCGGAGAAAAAGAAGGATGAGTGACAGCGATGATGTTCTCTCGTTGCTTAAAAAGAAATTGAGGGATCAGATGAACGAGATAGCCGATTCGGTTTCCATTGGTTCGGCACAAAACATTGAAGAATATCGTAAGATGTGCGGTATCATCGAAGGATTGGCGCGGGCTGAACGGGATATTTTGGATATAGAGGATCGACTTAGAGAGTTTTAGTCTTATTCACGTTAGTACCATGTGGTTATACCAATCAATCGCCTTATAGGCGCAAAAAACGAGAGGTCCAAGTGGCTACGCTCGCAGCAGAAGTTGTTGAAGAACAAGATCCACGTTATGCATCGCAATTACCGGAGCCAAAGGGCTACAAACTCTTAATTGCACTCCCAGAAATAGAGGAAACCACCGAAGGTGGCATTATCAAGTCTGCTGAATCCCAACATCAGGAGTCCATTGCCACCGTTGTGGGGTGGGTTATGTCCATGGGACCAGATGCCTACGTGAATTATGCCCGATTTCCCAATGGGCCGTACTGTCAGGTGGGTGATTGGGTCGTTTTTCGCGCTTTTTCGGGCACCAGAATCAAAATTCATGGCAGAGAGTTCCGTTTGATCAACGATGACACCGTAGAAGCGGTCGTAGAAGACCCCAGAGGGGTGGAGAGAGCCTAAAATGAGTGATGAAATCGGAAGGATGAGCAAAGAAGACAAGTTTTTGGGCGTTAGAACCACGATTGAGCCTCCTGCGGACGCAGATACGGGTACTGACGGTGAGGTTAAGGTCGAAGTCGTGGATGACCGCCCAGTAGAGGACCAAAGGGCTCCTTCGGAGGCAGTGGCCGATGATGATGGCTCTGCATCGGACGCAGAACTTGCACAATTGGGAAATCGCGCCCAAAAACGCATAAAAAAGCTGAAATGGGAGTACCACGAAGAGCGTAGGGCCAAAGAAGCGTCAGATCGCCTTGCAAATGAGGCTGTCAACTACACACAGAACCTTCAAGTTGAAAATCAGCGGCTTTTGAAGCTTATTCAGGACTCTCAAGACGCTTTGACGGCGCAAAGTAAGAATCGGGCAGACGTTTCACTCACAATTGCCCAAGAAAACTTCAAAAGAGCGCATGAATCGGGTGATAGCGAACAAATCACCATTGCACAGCAGCATTTGACTAATGCACAGCTTGCCCAAGCCTATGCTCCTGCGGTTTCGCAAAAAATTATCGATAATTGGAAGCAGCAGGTGATGGCGGAGGATCGACAGGTTGCGAATCAGCAACAACAGTACGTTCCAGAGCCGATTCAGCCAGATGCGAAGGCGATGGAGTGGCAAGATCGTAATTCTTGGTTTGGCACCGACAAGGAAATGACCAGCTTTGCTTATGGTGTACACGAGAGGTTGGTTGCAGACGAAGGTATTGACCCAGAGTCTGAACAATATTATGAATTGATTGATTCTCGTATGAAAGAAGTCTTTCCTACGCAATTCGGTGATAATGGCCAGCGCACCAGTTCTACGATGGTTGTTGACACTGCACCGCCTCAAAGAAAATCCGTGGTAGCGTCTGCTTCTAGAAATAGCGGAGTCATGCCACGCACCGTCAGGTTGACGGAGACCCAAGTCAAACTCGCGAAACGTTTGGGACTTACTCCTCAGCAATATGCTGCTCAGGTAATGAAGGAGATGGTCTAATGGCTAAAGAACGCGCTCCACGGAAACCAAGGGAACTCGAAAGCCGTGAAAAGGAAATTCGGGAACAATCTTGGGAACCCGCTTCCATACTTCCAGACCCAGAACCGCAGGACGGATGGGTGTTCAGATGGATACGAACTTCTATGGTAGGCAGTCCAGACAACACGAATGTGTCAAAGCGTTTTCGTGAAGGATGGGAACCTGTCAAATCCGAAGATCATCCAGAACTTCAGATTATGAGCGATCATAAGTCGGAATGGGGAGAGAAGGGTGGTATTGAGGTTGGTGGATTATTGCTCTGCAAAGCACCAGATGAGTTGGTGGAACAAAGGCGTGCCTATTACAGGAATCACGCCGAATCGCAGATGCAAGCAGTTGATAACAATTACATGCGTGAGAGCGATCCACGGATGCCTGTTCTCGCGCCTGATCGTAAAACTCGTGTAGCGTTTGGTAAGGGAACTCGCTGAATGCTGCTCGACTGACATTCAGAGGTATATATGGCTACTACAGCAGCCCCATACGGGGCCAGACCCATTGGCACTCTTAGTGCTTCGGGTTCATTCACCAGCAAGACTAGAAATCTGCCGATTATCACGACTTACGGCACACAGATTTCTAATGGTGATTTCGTGAAGGTCGCATCGGATGGTACTATCGCGAAGGATACTGGTACTACCGCTCTGACCGCAGTTGGAATCTTCTTGGGTTGCTCTTATACGGACCCGACTACTAGCCAGAAGACGTTTTCAAATTATTGGCCTGCATCGAATGCGGCCACTGATGCGATGGCGTATGTGCTTGACGATCCTTTCGTCGTTTTCCAGATGCAATCCGACGAAGCGTTGAACACCACGGATCGTGGACTCAATGCATCCGTTGTTGTGACAGCCGGTAATACTACTTTCGGTAAGTCCAAGAACGCACTTGATGGTAGCACTCCAGCAACAACGAACACGCTGCCCCTTCGCATTATCGATTTCGTTGACGGGCCTAGCAGCCTGCCCCCGAAGGGGACTACGGCGAGTGATACTTATCCAGATGTTATCGTGAAGTTCAATGCTGCGTCTAGCGGGTCAGCTTCTAATCATTCCTATTTGAACGCCACAGGCGTTTAGGAGACTGACAAATGGCTATTTCACGCGCACAACTTCTAAAAGAACTACTTCCGGGCTTGAACGCGCTCTTCGGGATGGAGTATGCTCGTTATGACGATGAGCATTCTGAAATCTACGAGACGGAAAGTTCGGATCGGTCCTTTGAAGAAGAAGTGAAGCTTTCGGGCTTCGACGCTGCACCCGTGAAGGATGAGGGTGACGCGATTTCGTATGACGCCGCACAGGAGAGCTTTACGGCTCGTTACAATCACGAGACTATCGCCATGGGCTTTGCCATCACGGAAGAGGCTATGGAAGACAATCTCTATGATTCCTTGTCGGCTCGTTACACCAAGTCCTTGGCTCGCGCCATGGCTCACACCAAGCAGGTTAAGGCTGTTGTTCCATTGAACAATGGGTTTACCAACGCTTATCAGAGCGGCGACGGTGTAAATCTTTTCACGGCGTCAAGTGATGGCGTAACTGGTGGTGACGGTCACCCGCTCGTTTCAGGTGGCAAGAACTCCAACCGTCCAGCGACTGCCGTTGACCTCAACGAGACCTCTCTTGAGGCCGCTGTAATTCAGATTGGCAAATGGACCGATGAGCGTGGCCTGATGATCGCTGCTCGTCCCCAGACGCTCGTTATCCCGCCCGACTTGCAGTTCGTGGCGATACGGGTAATGAAATCTGAGCTTCGTCCTTCAACTGCGGACAACGACATCAACGCAGTGCGTTCGATGGGTGTTGTTCCTGGCGGGACAGTTGTGAATCACTTCCTGACCGATACGGATGCGTGGTTCCTTCTTACCGACATTCCGAATGGGATGAAGCACTTCAATCGTGTGTCCCTGGAAACGAGCATGGACGGTGATTTCGATACCGGAAACGTTCGCTACAAGGCTCGCGAGCGGTACAGCTTTGGTGTCTCCGATCCCCTTGGGATCTGGGGTTCACCCGGAGCGTAGTATAAAGACGCAAAAAGCCAACTCCGTTTTTTGCGGTGAAATAGTGCCGCCGAGAGGTTCGCGTTAGTTAGATTGGCTCATTAAGTTGGGTGAGTCCTGACAGTGGGGTGACGCGGCCAGAGTACAATAGTATAGATGAAGGGCGGGTGCGATCAAGTTGTCAATTTACACGCAGTTGACGACAACCCAAGCGCTCATCGTTTGATCGTGCCCGCCCTGAATCTCGTTCTGGGATACATAGTCCCGGCGACTGGCCCAGCAGACGTTACAAAGACTTCGGGACGAATCCTTTTGTAAGAAGGTAAAGTTATGGCTAACACAACTTTTTCAGGACCAGTCAGATCCGAAGACGGATTTGACGTAGTATCGAAAAGCTCAACAACGGGCGCATTCACGACGGAATTCAGCTTAGACGGATCGGGGTTGCAGGTTACTCCCATTACGTTCAGTGATGCCGACACCACCCTGACTGCCACTGCTAATGCTGGCAGGGTCAATGTTGTTCCGGCGATCACCGGAAACCGGACACTCACCCTTCCGTCGCCTACGGCGGGGGTGTGGTTCAAGTTTATTTATGGTGGTGCGGCAGAAGAGGCGGAGAATCTGATCTTTGATACGGGTTCCGACACCAATTACTTCATTGGTGGTGTTATCCATTTGGATTCCAACGCAGATAATGTTTCCGTGTATGCCGATGGTAATTCAAACTCTATACTAACCTTGACGGATTTTGGTTTATTTGAAATCAATATTCTGGCGAAAGATTCAACAAATTGGATCATTTGGGGTCATCAGGAAGGTGCAGATGTACCTGCCTTTTCCGATCAGTAAGAGATGATTAGTTGAATTGAGATAAGGCCACTCATCTAGGATTGGCCCTCTCGCGAGGGTTGATTCCGGGACCGTCGTTCGCGTGTCTGCCAAGACTTTGCGCGGACGGCGGTGGGGTGGGTAGTCGTATCTCCTATTGCGAACGGGGCTAAGAGTCCTGTCCTCGCGGGGAGAATCAGAAGATGGCTGATGCAGTAACGTCTCAAACTATCCAAGACGGCGACCGCATCGCCGTTATGAAATTCACCAATATCTCCGATGGTAGTGGTGAAGCCGCAGTTACGAAGGTCGATGTATCCGCACTTCAAGCTGAATCCGGTACGGGAAGAGCCTGCGATGGCGTGACGATTCAGCAGATGTGGTACGACTGTTCCGGTATGACCGTAGATATTTTATGGGACGCCAGCACTGATGTTATCTGCTGGACGCTCAGTGGT